GCGCAGTTCAGCGTAGCCGCGGCTGATTGCAGATCTGCGCCATCGTCCAGATCCTTAAGGCACTCCAGGCCGGACCCGCGCAGCACATGCGCCACCCTGGCGAGGCGGCCGCCGAGCTCGCGGTTTGCGAGCGCCAGCAGCGCGGCGTCGGCGGGTGGCGTCGCGTCGTCTTCCGCTTCGGTCGGCGGGATTTCCGGCGTGATCTGCGGCGTGAATTTTGCAGATTGCGCCTTCGCGTCCGCCTCGCCCCCTTCGCTGTCGCTGCCGGCCGGCGGCAGGCGGGTGTAGCCGTAGGGCACGCCGTTCGTGTGGCGCACGCACTGCCCAGCTTTCACCATCGCCCACAGCGCGCCGTCGATCAGCGCCTTGGCGCAGCCGGTGGCGGTAGCGATCGCCCGAGCGTCGACGGGGCGCTCGCCGAAGGCAGGCAGGACGCGGTAGATCTGCGCGGCGCGCGTGCCCTGGCGCATGCCTGCCGGGAGAACGGATTCGCTGATGACGGCCGGGGTGCGGCCTGCCGCCGATTCCGGCGCAACGTTGCCGGCGGCGACCTCGAGCGGCACGGCCAGCCAGTACACCAGTTCCTTCTTCTTGCCGCGCTGCTCGCATTCAACCTGGCCATCGGTGCGCATGGCGTTGAGCTCCTTCACCACGACAGAGGGGGTATCGCCTTTGCCGATGGCGTTGGCGATGCCGGCGGCCGTGTCTTCACCGGCGGCGAGTCGATCGGCGATCTTGGCGCGCAAGGGAGTGTTGTCGCGGGCGTTCACGATGCGGCCTCCTCGCTGGCTTCGGCGCCGCCGCTCGGGCGCAGGGCCTCGAGCTGCTTGGCGGCCTGTGCCTTGGTCCCATAGGCGAGGCGCACCAGCATCTGCACCGGGCGCGGAATGTTGCGGCCCGACTCGTAGCGGCTGCCCGCCGACTGGCCGAGGCCGACACGCTGCCAGAATTGCGTCTGGTTCAGGCCGGCCTTCTGGCGCATGGCGAGGGCGGCTTCGCCGATGATGGGGGCGAACTTGGGGGGTTTGGGGGTCATGCTTACTCCTTGGCGTTATCAATCAGGTCCGGGGTGCGCGCGAGATCGCCGCCCATGGCGGCAACGATCGCGGGCAGCAGCCGCAGCAGCTCGCCCGCCATCAGCGCGAACTCCGCATCGAACAGCGCCTGGGCATCTTCGTGCTCGTCGGCCCTCACGCTGTCGCGCACCACGTCCAGCAGATCGATGCGCTTGAACTCCATGCGCTCGGTAAGCACGAAGGACACGCGGTCGTCGAACGTCATCGCCAGCTTGATCGGCAGGCATCCGGCCTCGAGGTGCTCGCGTATCTGCTCGTCGTTGATGCCGCGCCGGTAGGAGACCTCCTTGCGATCCTCGGCGACGCTGCGGACGGTGCAGTCCTGATCGATCGTGAAGCCCGCGGGCGCCTCGCTGGCGGCGAGCCAATCGGCCATCGCGGACATCGGCGAGCGCTCGGTGCGCAGCAGCGCGACCGGGAAGGTGTCGAGCGAGTGGCGCAGCAGTTCGAGCACGTCCTCGGCCTTCTTCTCACTGGCGGCATCGACCACCAGCCAGCCGGCGCCAACGTTGATCCAAGCGAAGGTCTTGCGGCGCCGCGTGAAGGCGCGCGGCAGCAGATCCTGCGTGACCTGCTCGCGCAGTTCCTTCATCGCCTTGCGGCCCAGCTTGAAGCCCTGTTGTTCGGCGATTACCGCGGCGCGCTTGGCGGCCTCTTCCTGCACGACGGCCGCCGGCAGGATGCGCTGCTCAACCTGCATGCAGACCAGCAGATCGGCGCCGACGGCGTGAACGAGTTCGCCGCCATCGAAGGGCGGCGCCCAGCCGCGCGACTCGTGATCCTGGCTGCCGCAGGGCTTGAAGGGCTTCGTCGCAAGCTGCTCGCGCAGGGCGTCGAGCGTGATCGGCCACTCGGTCGAGAGGCGGTAGATCTGAGCGTTCTTGAAATACATGGTCAGTTCCTATTCATGAGCTTTTCGAGAGGCATGCGATTACCCCCCCCCTGCTCTTGGATTGCATATCCGGGGAGATCGAGGTTCTTGAATGTCCCGCAGAAGGTTCGCAGCGCCGTCTTGCATGCACTCTCGAATCCATTGGCGGTGACGACGGTTGCAACCGGAACGTCTGCCCCGTTGCCGACGAGACGCAGCGAGAACGCCTGAACCTGCTTGGCGATACGCGCAATGCGGCGAACGGTCTTGCGGTCTGTCTTCGTGCCTGACGCGATCTCATCGAGCCGCGCCAGCGTCGCTGCGTCTCGCTTACTCAGGTCGATGTCTGCCGTCTGGCTGGCGATCTGCAGAAAGAGCTCTGAGGCAAGCGAGCCTTCGTAGATGGTTTGCATGTCTTGCTCCATGAAAGCCACCGCTTTTGCGGGCTGATACTGGTGGGGCTCGGCCGACCTGTAGATCGGACGGGAGAGGGTGGCCGGCTTCGCCCCGTTGAACGGTTACTGGTTCGGGTTCGGCTTGCGGGCGGCGAGCATGGCGTCGGCCATCTGATAGGCGTACTGAGCGCCATGGATGGGGTCACTTCCAAGGGCTGTGCCGCACGACTGCGCAAGCAGCCCCTGCATCGCCTTCGCTGCGAAGTAGTCGCGCATCGACGCCCCGCCGACCGCCTCGGCGCGAGCCTTGAGATACGCGCGGTCCCGCTCGTCAGGGTCCGTAATGCCGTCGACAGCCGCGACGGCGTAGGCGTGGATGGCTTGCGGCTCCTGCATAGGGAATGCCGGCCCGCCTGTTTCGATCGTGCTCATGCGGCCTCCTTCTCGTACTTCTTGCCGCAGAACGGGCAGAAGGTGAAAAACATGCTCATGCGGTCGGTCTTGGGCTTGTAGCCGCCGCGCTTCAGGGGGCGGTCGGCAGTGAGCTCGATCGGCATGCAGCCGACCTCGCGCACGGATGCGCCGAGAACAAACCCGTAGCCCTTCAGGCTCGCCTCGTGGTTCTGAGCGTCAGGCACTTGTTCCTTGAAGCGCGCGAGCAGCTTGGACTCGATGGTTTCGCGGCAATCGCAGCTCATACCGCCTCCTTCATTGCATACGCCGTCCGATCGAGCCGGAACATCCGGCGTGCGATCTTCAGGGCGTGTCGTTTGTCTCGGGCAGCGCAGACGCACAGGAACTGCCGTGCGGCTGCGCTGCGGTAGATGAGGAAGCGGGTCATGCGGCCTCCTTGATCTCGCCGCGCGCTACAGTCGTCAGGTGCCGAATCAGCACCGAGCAGATCCGCGCAACGTCGCTCTCGAGGTACAGCACCGCGGCACGATCCTTGCCGGCCGGCTGAATGCCGAGCTGGGCGAGTCCGGCAACGCTCAGGGCGATCGGCGACAGGCGCTGATTGATCTGGCCGAGCGTGATCTTTGCGCCGGCATCGGCTTGCGGCTGGGCGAACTGCGGGGTCGGCTCGGGCAGCGCGCCGGCCTGCGCCTTGAGTTCGGCCGCACGCTTCGCGGCGTCGGCCTGCATCGCTTGCTCGCGCGTTTCGGCTTCGGCGCGCAACCGGGCACGCTCGGCCTCTGCTGCTTCGTGCGCCTTGGCCTGCTCTTCCGCTCGAATCCGCTCGCGCTCGGCCTGGGCGATGCGTTCAGCCTCGGCGCGCGCCTTGGCCTCTTCCTCGCGGCGAATCTTCTCGCGCTCGGCCTCCAGGCGCTTGGCCTCGGCGTCTGCGCGCTGCTGCTTGCGCATGCCGTACAGCGCCGCGAAGTCGTCGGGCGCCTTGGTGCAGACCTGGGCGAAGTCGGGCATCAAGCTCATGTCCTCGACCAGCTTCCGGTTGGCGTCGATGCGGTCGGCGATGGCGTTGGCTTCGAGCTTGGCGTTTGCGAGCGCGGCCGATACCTTGTCGCGCATGCTGTCCAGGCTCTTGAGACCCTTGATGGCATCGGCGAAGTACGACGCGCCCACGGCGGGTATCCACTCACCGCCGACACGCCGGCACATGGCGGACCAGTGATCGGCAAACGCCTTGCGCGCCTGGGCGACGATCTCCGCCTTCCGATTTTCCTTTTCCGCCTTCACCAGCTTGTCGAGCGTCAGGCGCTTCTGCCGCGCCTCTTCCTTGATCGCGTCGATCGTGCGGAAGAGTTCGTCGATGCTGGCCGTCTGCGACAGGGCGTGCTGCTTGGCGGCATCGAGCCTGTCTTCGACCTCCTTGCACCATTTCACCGTGCGTTCGGCGTCCGCGAAGTCGGCGTCGGTCTGCAGGTCGGTGTTGATGCCACCGAAGACCGCCAGGGCGTGCTCGCGGAACGCGGCCAGGTTGCTTGCCGTCACCATGCCGGTGACTTCGATCCGCAGCGCCGGCAGCGCTTCAGGCGCCTTGCCGGCCGGCTTCACGGTCTCGGGCTCGGGCGCGTAGGCGGCCACGTCCGCGGCGAACTGTTGCCAGCCGGCGACGATGCGCTCGCGCAGCGCCGGGCTCGACTCGTACCACCTGCCGAATGTGCCTTCAAGTGTGCCGTCGCTGGTTGTGAAGTAGATTCGATCGGCGCCCGACACCATGAGCTGCTGCTCCATCTGCGCGGTGTAGTGCTCGTCCAGCGTGCCGGCCTCGACCGCGGCGCGCAGATCCTGGTTCAGCAGCTTGGTTTCCCAGCCGGTGTCACCCAGCATCGTCAGTCCGTCCATCGAGGCCAACAGCGGCAGACCGTTGATGTCGGCGGTCATCGTGACTGGGTAAAGATCGTCCCCGATGATGCCTTCCACGATCGGGCGCGCTGCGGCTTCTGCGTCATGCCCGGCGTCGAGCCGGTACTGCGTGCTGGCGTCGACCTCTTCGACAAGGCCGGTCGCCTTGCGCTTGATGAGGTCGGCACGCGTCTGGTATTTCGAGACGCCAAGCATCGCGCTCGCCTCGGAGGCGGTGAAGTGTTTGGCGCGCAGGGCGTGCCAGGCGTCGGAGCCTTGAGTGCACTCGTGCGTGATGCGGTTGGTGATCGTGATCATTGTGCGGCCTCCGTGCTTTCGTAGTCTTCAATCCAGCCGTCGTCATCGGCCTGGGCTTTCTGCTCGGGCGCGTCGATGACTTCGGGCTCGGGTTCGGGTGCGGGTGCGGGTTTCGCTGCGGCGCGAATCTGGGCTTTTTGAGCCTCGGACAGCGCGCCTTTGGTGCTGGCGCGCGTGATGACTTCATCAGCCGTCAGCTTGCCGCTCAGGATTGCCGCAGACCACTTGGGCAGGTTGTCGGCGAAGGCCGATTGCGAGTAGTCGGGCAGGGCGGCAGGGGTTGCGGGTTGTGCCGGGCGGCTGCTGACGACCTCGGCGGCGCCCATGTCGCGCTCGGTGATCCGTTCGGCCTCGTCGTGGTCGTAGATGCCGCCAAAGCCGAACGCGAGTCGCGCGCACTGGATCATGGCTTTGTGCCGCAACATTCGGCGCGGGTGCGATTGCCAGGGGCCGACGTTCGCGCGCCTGCACTCGACCATGTATTCCGTGACCTTCACCGGGCGGGTGCGGTCCTTGCGGTACATGATGCAGGTGCATTGCTCGTCGTTCTGCTCGAACTCCATCCCATCGAACTGCGGGTGGCTGTTGATGATCCGCGCCCAGCCATCCACGCCGACAACCGGCACGATCGCGCCCTTGTCAGGGAATGCGTAAATTTCCTTGGTCCAGGGGTTCAGTCCGTACTGGTTTGCGATCACCAGCAGCGCGGTCATCTGCGCATCATTGACCTGCCCCTTGAATGCCGTTGCCTTCAGGGTTTCGATCAGGCTGCTGCCGTCCGTCCCCATGTCGAGCTTTGCCGCCAGCTTGCTGGTCAGCGTTGTAAGCGCGGTACTCATTTCAGGTTCTCCATGTATCGATCGAAATGCGCCTGTGCGGCGCCGTTGCGGGTGCGGTAGCCGTTGCGGCGCGCGAACTGGATCCACTCGCGCTCGATCCACACATCGAACGGCACCTCGGATGCAACCCGGCGCCAGGCAAGCTGACGAGTCACGTGCGACGGGAAGACGGTCCGCGCTGATTGGATCGTGGTCACGGGAGCCACCACGGTGCGGTTGCGAGGGCCGCCACGAGGCCGACGAAGGCGACAAAGCCGATCACTGCGTCGCGCAGCTCGGCCAGCTCGCGCCGGTCGGCGACGAAGGGGATGCGCCGTTGCTTGCTCGACGTCTCGCGCGGGAAACGAAAGTGGTCCGGGTTTGCGCGCTCGATGCGCTGCAGCTGACGTTCGCGCTTGAGCTTCATGTGCTCACTGATGGTCTGGCTCATGACTCGTTGTCCTTGTCCTGCCGGTTGATCCGAAAGAGGCGCGCGACCAGGAGCCCGGTCCCGAGCCACACGACAAACACCACGCCGATCAGCGCTACGCCGTTCATGCGGCCCTCACGCGGCGATCGAGCGCCTTCAGTGTTGCCATGACCAAGTGCTCGCCAATGGCCTGAAGCTGCGCGGGCCGGAAGCCCGTCGTCAGCTCGCCGTCGAGCGCCTCGAAAACCAGACGGTCGGTGGTGGCGTAGTCGCCTTCGCTGAGGCTGCCGAGCGCGTCCGTAACGGCTGCCGGATCGGCGCGCAGCACGGCGATTTCGGACTGGATAAAGCCTTCCAGCGCATCGTCGTCGTGAGGCGCATAGCCCTGGGCTGGGCCGCAGTTCGGGCAGTCCATCGCCCCGCACATGCAGGGGCCTCCTGGAGTCGTCTGGTATCGCATGTCAGTCCATCGCATACCCGTTCTTCGCCTTCATTTGCGCGTCCCGCTCTAGCACGGACAGCACAGATGCGTAGTACAGCCGTCCCAGCTCGGCGAAGTGGGTAGTGGTGTAGCTGTTGCCGAATCGCACCAGCGGATGCACGCGCGCTACCGCGGCGGCGATGGCGAGGTGCTGCTCGTCCGTGAATCCGGCCGGCGCCTCGCCCGCGGCCTGGCGGTCGCCCATCAGCGCGTCCACCGCGTCGGCCAGGGGGTAGTCGGGGTCGCGCGGGTCCGGGTGACGCATGAGCGCGTTGCGCAGCTCGCGCTGAGCGCGGTGCTCGGCTCGTAGTTCGGCGTACATGTCGGGCTCCAAAAAAATGCCCGGCGCAAAGGGCCGGGCCAAGGGGGAATTGGGTGCGCTGTGTCGCATTCGCCGGCCCGCGACTTCGGGCCTGCCTTCGG